CGGCTCCGACGCCAGCCTCTCCAGCCGCCGCTATTGCGCTTGTAGAGGCTTCTCCAGCCCCTATCGCCTCCATAATATCGCCGCCAGAGTCTACGGCCTGCGTAACAGCCTGCGTTGCGGTGTCTGCGCCAGAGAGCAAGTCACCAATGCCCTCACCGACAGGGGCGGCTAGTCCGGAGGTAATGCCGGCCAGCAACCCGCGCTTGATATCACCTGTAATTGCCGCCGTGCCAATTCCTGTTAGTGCCGCAGTGCCTAGAGTTGAAAGGCCCATTGCGCCACCAAGCGCGCCAAACAGCAAGGGGAGGAACGCCTCTGGCTGTCCTGTGACAGGGTTTGTGGTCAGCTTGCCGCCGGGAACCAAGGACGCAATGCCCGCTACTTCTACGGGGTTCATGTGGACCAGCATGGTGTCGCCGTAGCGACCATACTTCGCCATTTCGTCCATCATTGGTTTTGCTGGATATCGATTCATTAGCTTGTCTCTACACCAAACATGTTAAAGCTAAGGCCGTTCGCGCTTGCGTTTACCTTGACCTCGTCGCTTTGATTGAGGGTTAGCCCGAGCACGGCTGTGAATGAGTCATTAGCCGCGACCGTCTTGTCGTAGTAAAGGTACTGCTCATTTGATGCCGCCGCTCCGGCGACATGGACGCTCACCCGGAAGGTAAGCGCTCCTCCTGTCCTGTTACACACAACCAGAGAGCTGACCGTCGTCTGGTTTAGGTTGGGGACAGTGTATAAATCCGTGGTGGCCGTGGTTGTGGGCGCCGCCTGACCAAGAACCTTGATTACGTCAGCCACTACTCGCCCCCATCAATAGGAACTGAAACCGGCGCAAAGCCAGTGACGAGTCCTTGTTGGTCTTGTTTGTATTGCCTTCCACCGTGCTGGATATGTCCTGCAACGACTGCTCTATGGTTCTGCGGGCGACTTGCTCGTTTTGTTGCTCGTATTCGCGGGTCGCTACCGGCAATGTCGTGTATCTAGGCATTACCGGCGACCGTCCGTGCGGATGTCAAAGCGCAAGTCACCCAGAGTCCAGCCGTACTCAGAGCCGTTGGTGGTGATCTTAACGATCACTTCTCTGGCCCTAGCTCGCAGATGGTATTGACCCGTGGTGCTATCTATCGATGCTGTATCCAGCACTGTTTCTGTGTTGAGCGGAAAGTCCTTGCCAAGGATCTCCATAGACAAGTCTGCGGCGGAGGTTGTGCCCCGGAAAGTGAAATCCGGTATCACGCGTCTCATCGACATAAATGACTCGCCATCGCCCAAGCCGATTCCCCCAGAAGCTACGAAAGCGTTTAAAGGATCACCGTCAGCACTGTGCCCAAACTCATGCAGATACAGAAAGTTGTTATCTATGTCTGACAGGCTGTTTGACGCCGCAACCGGATACTCTTTCGTTGGAGCATGTATATATGCCCCGCGATCCAGTGTTCCGATTGTCCAGTTATCCTCTAAGTAGTTATATGTAACATAGTTGGTGATATCCGCACTGGCGTCACCAACCGGGTAATGCCATGTTACCTCAGAATCGTCAGGATTAGTCGTTGCGTATATCTTAAATCTTTGGTCAAACTGTAAATTTGAAAAGACATAATCCAGTACCGAGCAAGGCAATCTCTGTACCGCGCCTCGGTAGACATAAAACCCTTCTCGATCCATAAAAAAGACCGCGTCAGCCGCCGCAACCCCCGCCTTTGGGGAGATAATGCTGACGTTCTCCGCAACCGGAGAGAAAGAATAAATAAACGGGGCACCCACAAAGCGCATGGCCTGTATGCCTACGTCGGTGAATATCAGTATTTCCTGTCTGGTTTTGATGGCGCCGACAATGGTAGTTCCTGTTGACAATACCTGCCCACCAGAGCTGTTTGTCGCAGTAGGCGTCCAATCTGCCGCATTTTCTTGATCAGACCACCTGATCAGCAAGGGATCAATGTCGGACGAGCCGAGCGGATTGCATCCAAAGCAAATAACATGCCGGTCGATGTCCGAGACCATCACCTGCAACGCAGATGTGGGCGTGTTGGAGGCGCCCCCAAGCGAAGAAAGCGGAATGGCCCTTGTGGAGGTTCCATTGCTTTCATCCCAGTAATAGACGCCGCCGCCTCTGGGATTAAAAATCAGATCGTCTGCAAACGCATCCTGACTGTAAAGTCGGAGCTGATTTGACACCGTAAGGTCCACAGACTCGCCAAATGCGGGGACACCCCAGCCGCCAACGCCCCAGCCCGTGCTATCCACATAGAAGTTGGTGCCGGTGTTAATCTGATAAGCGCCGGCAACGGACGCCCCGCCATTCCCTGTGTCGCTTCCGTCTGCTGTGACCGTGGCGCCGCTAGTATCTTTTGCCGTGATATTGTAGGAGTCGTCATCGACGATTAGATCAATCTGATACTCTTGATTTAACACGTCAGCAGTAACATTGCCGCCCAAAGAGACCGCGCCAGAGTAGGTGACAAAGTCTCCCTCTACTGCGCCGTGCGCTGTGTCGCTTACAACCAGCGTGGATGAACCGTTAGTTGCGGCAAAAGTTACAAACCCAGCGGCAGTTGTCGCCCTTATGGGTGTGATGTCAGATACAACGCCGCCAATTTCAACGTAAAACTTGAGGTTTGTGCCTATTCCTAAATACTTGTTACCAACAGCAGATCCCCAGTCAAACAGCGACCTAGCCACACCTTTGATCGGCGTACTGACATACTTGGTCCAGCCCCCGATGGTCTCAACACGCCCCTTTCGGAAACGGATCTTGTCGCCATCAAACCAGCCGGAGTCTGCGCTGTACTCTGTACCCTCTTTATCTATTCCCGGCTTGAAGGCAATCTTAGTCAGCGCCACTGTAGTCCCTCAATAAACCCACATAACTGGTGTGGAATTTCTCCTGTCCACATGGACAAAAGTCTTGGCCACACCGATACCGTTGAAGCCCATCTCTATGGCCTTCCAGACAATCAGCATGCGCTCATGGCCGTCCCTAACCTGTATGTCTGCCGCAATGCCGTAGGCGTGCATCCCCGGCTTATCTTTCTTGGCCTCTATACTGTGTCTGGGTGACCGATAGCCTGACGTGATAATGAACGGGAACCCGCACGCCTCGCGCAGTTCGTCCAGATCCCTGATGAAGTCAATGTCCATCTCGTTTTCACCCGTTTCCTGACAGTTAAAGTCGGACAGGTTGAAATACTTAAAGTTAGTCATTTTTTGACTTGTCATTACCAAGGTACAGCCCGAATGCGCCCGTTAGCGCACCTGTCATTACGGACACCAAGGCGCTTTGCGGTATCGAGACCTGATCAGCGGGGATTTGCATAAACCACTCAACCACGCGATACGTCATCACCAGCATAGTGATCATGAGTAGTCTTGGCAGGATTCGCCAACGGTCCAGCCCTTCTGGCGTGATCATCAGATCGCCCACGCCGCTATCAGGATAATGTTAAGTGCAACGGCGGATATAACAAGAATGCCGGCCTCCCACTCAGTAAGGTGCATTACGCGGGACTTGAGGAGTTTCCCTGCGGTCTTTATCGGGTCAAGCATAACTATTTCTCCCTCGCTACATTTTTTGTCTTTTCAAACGTCCTTAAACCTCCGAGGCCCAACATCCCAAGCAGAACCGTCAGCAGGCTTTCCATCTCAAATGCAGGCAACGGAGGGGTTTCGACACCAGCATATGCAATAACAAAAACAGCAATTGGCTGGCCAACAAAATGCCAAGCCATAGCGACACCGCAAGACCAGCCCACAAACGGCCTCCAACCTGCGACAAACATCGACTGATGCGCGGCAGAAATCTTGTTAATTTCAATTTGGCCCTTGGCGAGTTCATGGGCGTGCCTCTCTGACATTGTGGCTATTTCATGGGCCAAACGGTTACGCTCGCCCGCGTCAGGGATGAACTTGTCCAGCAAACCCGCTACTGGGGCGATGAGCGCTTCAATCATGGGGCCACTCCCACTCCGGATCGGAGCTTGATATAACGGTACAGGACGCAGATATAAGCACTAGCGTCATCAGCAAAACGCCGGTCATTACCCTGAATGCATCCATCAGAATGCCGACAGCGCCACGCGCTTCCAGCTATTGGTTGCTACGCAGACATATATATAGTTACTGTCCCAAGCGATTTCCCCTGCCGTTCCAGATGCTGAGGAGCTTGCTGGGGTCTGCGATGTATCGATGCGCACATTGTCCCCAGTGGTGACTAGCGCCGAGAAAGTGCCTGCGCCGGGGGTTGACGTGCCAATGTTTGTGCCGTCAATGTCCCCGGCATTGATGTCTACCGTAGTCAGGGTTGATGTGCCCGAGGCTGTAATGTTGGTGAACGTGGCGGCGGCGGCAGAGTTTGCGCCAATCACCGTGCCGTCAATTGCTCCGCCGTTGATGTCTGCATTGTTAAAGGACGACGCGCCAGTCGATGTGATATTTCCCGTCACGTTGCCGGTAACATCGCCGGTCACATTCCCTGTCAGGTTGCCAGTCACATTTCCAGTCACTGCTCCCGTAACATTTCCCGTCACGTCTCCGGTCAGGTTTCCGGTCACGTTTGCTGTTAAATTGCCAGCAACAAGGTCCACAAACACCTGTGTGACAGTTGCGCTTGCTCCAGCCCCGCTGAACTTGAGGACTGCGTCTTTGCCGTTTGCCAGCTCAAAATCATTCGACGCGCTGTAAGTCCCTTGGAACAGGATCAGCGCTCTGCCCCCAGACAGGCTGTTTCTGACAAACATGATCTTTTCTGCATTGCTAGGGGTCAGCCGCACATAAGCCGTTGCGCCAAGATCGCCGCCATCCACAAACTCAATAAACTTATTCCGGCCATTGGACACCGCGCCGTCAGTAACGGGGATGTCTGTTGGCGAGCCAGAGCTTCCCGCTGAGGCCAAGGTGAGGGACAGGATGCCATTGACTGCCTGATCAATGATGTCAAAGTTTGTGTTTGTCGTGGCACCCCACAGGCCGGCCTGATCGCCGGTTGTGATTTTCTCAATGCCGAGATTTGTTGTATATGTGCTAGGCATGGTCTCCCCTACGCCGCAATTTCAACCCAATTCGGGTCTTGGTTAACAATAATTTCATTCCAAGAGACCACGGACGCTCCCGATGTCTGACCTGTTCCGGCAACGCCCGTTACAAGGACAGTGATCTCTGCATTGGGCGCTACAATGCCCACCTGACCTTGCAGTCTTGGAGAGCTGGTTGCAACAGCAACGCCCGTGCCCTCAACGACCGTGACACCTTCTGTTTCGTTAACAATGTCGGTTGAGCCGTTAGTCCCGTCAAAGTGCAAAAGGGCTGTTGTATCGCCATCTACTGCATAGTTTGCAGTCGGTTCTGTGAAGGAAGTGCCTTCATAACGAGCTACAGATGAAAGTCGTACCTCATCAATATACCCGTTAAAATCACCAAAGCCGTTCTTACCAACACTAAAGACGCCATTATCAGGTTTATTAGATGTGGTAAAAGTATCTTCTAAGGTTCCATTTTTATATATCCTATGAACATTTCCTTCTCTTTCATAAGATAACATTGTCCAAACACCGGCAGACACGGTGACTGAACTACTAATAATTGTTGATGGGTTTACAACCCAGTAAACTTGGTTGCCTAATAAATATGACTGCTCTGTTGTGCTTGTACCAGTCTGCCAAATTCCTTTGTAGCCCGTAACATTTGTCGGACGAATCCACATATCTACTGTGAAGTCGCCAGAACTTAGGTCAATGTTTTCGTCAGAGGTTACAAAGTCATCTGTGCCATCAAGCAATAGTGAAGACGGGCCGAACTTAGCTTGGGCAGTGGAAAGTTGCGCGTTTCCATTTGCCGTAAATGCAGAGCCATTATTTGGCTTTAAAGCATCTGCGGAAACGCCGACCACGCTGACGTTGGCGTCACCCACAACACTGGCGCTACCAACACCTCCGGTTGCGGAAATGCCTGTTACGGCAACATTAATCCCCGCTCCCTCCGTGACGACCACGGAGCCGACGCCGCCGGTTCCAGCTACGCCAGCAACAGAGACATTAGGAGCAAGAGCTATGCTAACGCTACCGACAGCACCCGTGCCCTCCACGCCGGTAACGGGAACCCCAATACCCTCCCTGATAACTACCTTGAGGCCCGTGTCCTCTAGCTCTGCAAACGGCTCTTCGCCAAAGGCAATTCCGCCAAAAAGAGATCCGCCAGCGTCAATTGCCACGACCGGCATTGTCGCGGCAACGCCAGTAACGGAAACGCTAACTCCAGCGCCAAGTGTCGTCGTTACAGAGCCAACCGTGCCGGTTGCCGATACCCCAGAGACCTCAAAAACAGCGTTGGGGCCGGAATCGCTCTGGCTGAACGAGGCCGCTGAAAAGCTACTGGAACCAAACATGGCTTACTGCTTATCCGCCTTTTGGTCGATTTTGGCCTCTATCTGGTCTAGCTTGCTAAACAAGCGCTGAATCCCGTCCTGAAACTCTTCGCGGCGGACATACTCCCCGGCGACCAAGACTTCAACCCTGTTGACCTTTTCATTGATCATGTCATCCGTCCTTTCCAACATGCGCACAGAGTCCCATAACGTCTTGAGTAGCCAGCCAAAAATTCCGCCAGCAAGCGTGATGACGGTGTTAATCATGCCCTGATCCATTGCATCGCCCTCAGAAGCGGTTAACGATCAGCCTTCCCACTTATCGTCGTTTTCGTCGTATACGCCGTCGTTGTTGGTGTCGCACGCACGTTGCCAAGAGATCATGTCAAACGTAAGACCCTCGCTCCACGGGATATACGCCTTGCACCACTCATGAGAGCCTACCGCAAGGTCATCAGTCTCTTGAGGAACGTAGTCACGCTTGGCCCAAGGCTTTTGCGCAGTAAAGTAGGTGTTTTTGTTTGCGTACAGCTTGCGCTTGAACAAGGTGCTGTTTGGAGTGCTGATGTAGATTTCCTCGTTGTCTTCCAGCGTATAGGTCGAACCGTCTTCATAGTTGATAACAGTTTGCGCCGATGCGCCTAAAGAAAACAAAACAGAAAGTGCAAGTAGCTTACGCATTACGCGCTCCTTAGTGATTGAATGAGGGTTGCTGTGAAATAAATGACGCCGCCAGAAAAAATAAGCGCCATCAATAATGCTGATACGTCAAGCATGCGACGCTGTCTGCGCCGCTGTTTGTAAATCATCCTCTCCCGCTTGGCCCTGATATCCTTACGCATCTGTAGCATTTCGCGATAAGTTTCCTCACCGTATGCGTACATAATCAGTTCGCGGATTTGCCTGTTCTGCTCTTCTATCTTTTTTTTGGCAATAACGGCATTTAACGCCTGCTCCTCAACAGAAGAGCCGTCAAACATTTTCTTGAAGAGGGGCGGATTTTCCGCTTCGCGCTCGGCCTGATTGATATCAGATACCAGCGTGTACCAGTGGCCCAGCTTCTGAGCCACATGCTCTATTTCGGCGCCCTTGCTAACCAGCACCTGCAACCCCTTGAGCGTGGTTGAGGCCATTGCTACCAAGCTCAAAGGGTCCATTTATCTCTCTCAGACAAAAACAAATAAGCTATTGTTGCCCGTTAGGGTAGACAAAGTTGCTTTCGTGGAATTGTCGTGTCCGTAATGCGTGTCAGACCCGCTCAACGGTGAACCCTGATACCTGTAAGGAGATGCGCCGGTATTGCACACCATTCTCCATTTCCCTGTGGGAGACACTTGGCTTTTTAGTGTTGTCCCAAGGGTGTAAGAAACATTGTTGGGCGAACTAAACTGAATTGTGGTAGTTCCATCTGGAGAAAACGTCCACCCCGCCGTAAAGCCCCATGTCCCGTTATATTCTCTATGCCACCCACCGAAGTTGTCTATATCAAGAGCAGGCCATATTCCAAACTTCCATGAACCAAACGTAATCTGATTAATAGGCCCATTAGAAGTAGCCGCCGCCGAAACTATTGTGGAGTCAGTTTTGGTGTGATCAAACCTGTAGTAAATCTGACCGCCATCATATGCGTTGCCAGCGGCTCCAGAAGTTTTAACAAACATATTCCCATATGGCGTTGGCATGATGGCAATCGTGCCTTGGACATACTTGCTTGTGCCTTTGTCTAAGGTGATATTTAGCTCTGTTAGCGTGTTTGTGTCTGGATCAAAACGATAAACAGCGTACAGATACCGCTCGCCCTCAACCTCATTTCCTGCAAAATAAGTGTTACCGGCGATGCACTGCATGGTCACACCACTTCTCGTACTGTGAGATGACTGCGTTGTGGCAGTGCCTAGCGTCCCGGTGTCCATGTCAAAAGTCCAGCGCACAACTTGGTTGGCTGTATTTCTGGCAAAAATATACTCACCGCTTGGATGCCAATGCACTTTAGTAATTGTTGGAGTGCTATCACTGTCGGCGAGGCTAACTGCGCTGTCTCCGTCCGCGTACTTATACACAACAAGTTTATTGGTAGTATCTCTGCCGCAAATCCATCTGTTATCTACGGGATTGGCCCAAATGTAATCTTGTTCATTTACGGCATCTCCAACCTGTATTAGAAACCTATTTCCGCTAGAGCCATAATCCCCCGTAATTGAGCTAGACAAAGCCCCATCACTTTCTGATATCTTGTAGACAAGACCTAGCTTCGTAAATATAAGGCCGTCTTTTCGTCTTGGGCCGCCGCCAACGCCAGCCGCCGCTTGGAGAGCTTTTAGAGCTACTCGACTCATCCCAGCGCCTGCCCTGCGGTAAATCCGTAATAGGTGGTGCCGTTGTCATTGGTAATAAATACAAACATGTCAACGGCACTAGCTGTGGCCGTCAGCGTAGGTGCGGTGGCGCTGGGCCAATCAACGCTAGCAGGCCAAGTGATCGTGTATCCCGACGCGCTGGCGTCTTGAATAATCTTGAGTGTAAACGCGGAGACGCGATTGCTTGCCGCCGGATTGCTAAAGGTAAAGGTGGTGTTTTCACTTAGCGTGTGACTAAAGTTGGTGCTCGTTCTTAGGTCAACGGTGGTCGCGTTTGAGCTAGACGTAACCGTTTCATACTTCTCACTAATCCCATCATCAAATGTTATTACGCCGTTGGCATCCGCAGTAACCACCTTGCTTGGCTCGCTAGTGCCTAGCGTTGTAATGTCAGAGTAGTTAAGCTCTGCGGCTGTGGCAGTCACCGCTGTGCTGTTGATAACAAGCTGGCCAGAACCATCCAGATAAACGGAGCGCTCTGCGGGGTACGCTATAAATACGTTTTTAGTGCCCGCGCTAAAATTAACTGCCGATCCGCCATTAGAGCTTTCTAGCACGGTTGTTCTGGCTAACGTGTTGCCCCCACTGGAGTACGTCCCAAGCCCGATCTCAAACTCTGAATTAGTCACGTCAATGACTGCGTAGTACGTTGTGTCTGCGTCCGAAAGCACCGAAGAAAACGACTGAAAATTGGTTACTGCCCCGGCCAGAGACAGCGCTCCGGTTCCTGTTGTGGCTGTGGTTTCCTTAACCCTGTCTTTAAGTACAAGCGCCATATTTATCTCCGGTCAATTATTCCGGCTTTGTGGGCCAAGTGATGGCGCTAGGAAAGCCTGCTTGCTGGGGAACATCGCGCAAAGCCTGACGATACGCCGCCATTTCTGCCGACATTGTCATGTCGGACAGTCCGTAATGATCTGTATCCTTCAGCAAATCATTCCTTTCAATCCGCACTGTCTCCGCTAGGGCGGCATTGTCTGCGGCTACCTTGGCATCCTTTTGATCCTGTACAGTTACCGTGGTTTCTACACCGTCCTCGTCAGTCTCAGTGTATTCGGTAAACATCTCTTGAGTTACCCACCTTTCCTGCCATACACCATCGACTTGCTCTACGCCATCCTTGACAGCTACTTGCCATTCGCCAACATCAGGTGCATCAGTCTTTGTTACTCGTGCCACACCCAAGGCTTCTAGCGTTGCATCAGTCCACGCTTCAGGCAGAGACATATGCTTGTTTTCTTGTTTTAGCTGGATTTTTGTTTTTGGCGTTCCAGTAGCCACTTCAACAAATAACATATTTATCTCCTCTTAAAACTTGGGTAGCGCCGCATCAGGCGGTGTAAAGTTAGATGTGCCGTAACGGGCCATTCCCATTGTAATTCTAATGTCATCAAGGTATCCGTTAAGCGGCTGTCCAATGCTATCGGATTCTAGCCCAGCCCTAAAAACCCATGCTGATCCGTTCAAAAGAGGCTGAGTAAAACTTCCAACATTGGCTACGTTGCCGTCAACAGCCAAATAAAATTGAGAGCCAATTCTATAATACGCAAGGTGATACCACTGACCTGCTGAAGGAGTCACTAAAGTATTATTTGCCGCAAAGCCGCCCGTACTTGCGTAATACGAGGAGGCCCTAAAGTAACCAGAGTAATATAAAACTGAAAAAGCAATACCGCTGGCATTACTTGTTGACCTGTTTGTGGCTCCGTAATAAAAAAAAGTTTGAGTCGAAGATAGATTATTTAAGTAAACCCATCCCTCTACTGTGAAATCTTTGTCTGTAAAATATAACTCTTCAGTGCCTGCAATAGTCTGTAGGTAGTCACCAGACCCATCAAACTGCATAGCATTTGATCCGTACTTAGTAGGATCCGATGCGCCTACCTTGGCGTTACCAACAGTGTCAATGTTGTTTAACCCAGATAGGTCAGGGATTGCAGAGTCTTGGTAATTTAGTAGTAGCTCAGTATTTGTTACCGCTGTAAGGGGTGCTGTTGGAGGCGTAAAATTAGACGTATAAAGTTTAGACCCAATAGTTAGCCTCATGTCGGCCATTTCGCCCTTAAAGTAGTTGGCGTATTTTGCGGTTCCGTAATACTGTAATCCAATATGATTAACAAACGATGTGTTTGTCCCATAGGCTCCAATAGAGCTAGACCCTTGTGAAACGCCGTCTAAATAAAGAGTAGCTGTTCCACCCGAATTTCCAGAAATAGCCCAATGATGCCACTCACCTACTGCAACTGAGATGCCTGTATTTATTAAATAGTTTGGCGATACTCCAAATGTTGATTTAACTGTCGTAGAAGAATCATAACTAAGATTCCAATGAAAGTTTGCCGCTGTACCGCCACCTGACCACGCACCTTCTCCTTGACCAAATATACTAAGGAGATCGCCATTATTTGCAGGGTTGCTTCCTGCCCCAGTTGGAAGCCTTGCCAGCTTTAACCAAACCTCAAGCGTAAAATCCTCTCCTGAACTAATAATTAAGTCTGAGCTTCCGGGGATTGTTAAATAAGCTCCAGACCCGTTGAAATACCCAGACCCACCATCCGTAGTAATGTCATACGGCTTGTTGCTTTCAAACGGGCTGAAGCGGGTTACTTGTGGTGTTGAGTTGACTGATACGGTTATAGAATTACTTCCATTATCAACAAAACGATTTGATTGACACGTTAATATTTCTGTAT